TTCCGGCCAATCTTCTTATTACTGATCCAGAAGCCAAGACTATTGATGAGTTTTCCAAGAAAGATGCTGTAGAAAAGCTGCAAACCAAATGGCAAGCAGCAACTGGCGAATCTTTTGATGATCTCCCTAAGCACAAAGCAACAGTAATCGCATCAGTTGCATTTCAGTATGGTGACTTGCAAAGCGAAACTCCAAACTTCTGGAGACAGGTAACATCTGACGATTGGGATGCTGCTGAGAAGAACCTGAGAAACTTTGGGGACAACTACAAAACCCGACGAAACTTAGAAGCAGATTACTTTATCGGTGGCTTAAGCGAGGATGAACTCGCAGCAAAAAAAAAATTTGAACAAGAATTAAGAAGAGATGTTCAGTACGGTATTCAAGAAGCACAGATCTTTGAAGGCAGAGATCGTGGTGACTTTGAGGATTTGGGCACTGCACCAACAGGTACACAAGAAAAAGATGTAAGGGACTTATCAAACCCTGAACTTGTTAATCTTGTTCAGGGCAAAATAGAAAGTATAAGAAGCGCAGATGATCCTGTAAGCGAGGAGGCTTTTCCCTTAGATCGTCTTGATGATGAGGTTATACCGGCACCTCCTGTTGCAAGCCTTGAGCCTGTAAAGGTGGAGAGTGATGACCTTAACCTTACATCCGTTACAAGGCCGTCAGATGTAAAGCCTGAGCCTTTTCAGCCTTATGTTCCCCCGAAGGCAAAGCCAGATGAATCATACGAAGATATGGTCAATCGCCTTATTGATGAGGATTTGGCAAGCGCCGGTCCTGTTGCTGAGACGTTAAAAGCCAATCAATTTGGTGAAGCTGGCATGGCGATGTTTACTGATAATAGTAGTGAGATATGGGGAGCTGCTTTTAGGCAAGTTAATCCTATTGCTGCTGCTGGACGAGTAATTAATGACATGCTTAAGGACATCGATGATGATCCTGATTATGATTTTGCAGGAGATCCTCAACTAAAAGGGAGAGAGGACTCTTGGTGGCGTTTTTATGATTCTAAAAGCGCTGCTGAAACAGCAATGAGGCTTGAAAGGTTTGACCAAGAGCTAGAAGATCAGCAAGTTTTAAGTAGCTCGAACTCAACAGGTGTGGCTATGGGAGCTGCTCTTCTTACGCCAACAAGCGCCCTGCCTCTTGCTCCCTTAAGATACATGGCTGCCCCAGGAATGGTTACTAGGTTTGGCACCGGAGCTGCGTTTAGTGCCGCTCCTATTGCGGCTGAGCAGATGGTTTTAGGGGCTGCAAATGAAACACGAACAATTCAAGAGGCTGGCTTAGCAGTCGGCCTTGCTGCTGTTATTAGTGGATCTGCTAATGCGGCATTTGGAAAGTACATAGCTAGATCTACAAAATCTAAATATCTTGCAAAGCAAGCTGATGATGAGCCTTATTATACCGGTGGAGGCAATGCTGGGGCTGCCATGAACCCAGATTCTCCCCTATATCGAGAGAATCTTAGAAAAACCCTTGAGGGGGATGCGGCAAAAGAAACTGGTATTGGATTAGAAAAAGCCCCTCTCAATCCAGTATTGAGGATGCTTCAAAGCAATAACCCTCTTGTGCGTGGGATTACCGCTCAGCTTGTTGATATGGGTGGTGTAATGCAGAAGAAGGTTGATGATGGAATTGCTATGGATCAAGGAGTGGAGAAGGTTTTTGCTTCTACATATCTTGGTCCATTAGTGGAATCTTTGAGGGAATCTAATAGGGCATACCTTGCTTATCGCGGTGCTGTTGCAAGGCCCAGTGATGCCGGACAGGCTCTTCAAATTATGGGCATTGGCTTAAAAGACAAGTTTACTAGAAATACCGATTTTATCACTGAAGCTGAGTTCCGTATTAGGATTGGTCAAGCAATGCGTAGGGGCGATGTTGACCAAGTTGGTGATGCTGCAAGCCAATACGTTAGTCAGGCTGCCAAGCAATCAAGAACTGTCTTTAAGTTTATAAAAGAAGAAGCAGAAAAGATTCGTTTATTTGAAAGTGAAATTCAAAGATCTATTAGGGCTGCTAAAGCTGCTGGTGACGATGCTTTGGTTTCTACGCTTAAGGAGAGGTTGAAAGACCTCAGAGAAAAAGGTGTAAGTCTTAATACAGCAGAAAGCTATGTTCCAAGGCTTTATCGAATAGACAGGATTGAGGCAAATCCAGATAAATTTAAAATGATTATCAGGCAATACGCTCACGAAAAGCTGGGGCTAAGGGGTGCTGACGCAACAAAATATGTTGATGATGTTTACGATACCATAACAAGGTCAAAGCCATTTGTTATTGCTGATGAGGCTGTTGAAAACATTGAAGGTGTTGTTGCCCCCGGATCTGCAAAGGCCAGAGAGCTTGAGATTCCAGATGAAGTTATTGAGGAGTTTCTTGAGAGCGATATTGAGGTTCTTCTTCGTCACCATGTTCGCACAATGGGAATGGACATAGAGCTTACAAAGCGCTTTGGCAGCATAGACATGAAAGCTGCTGTGGATCAGATAACAGATGAATGGGAGCGAATGATAAAGGCTGTTAAGGATCCAGCCAAAAAAGATGCCATGCGTAAGCAGATGATGAATGATCTCAGGGATGTTCGTGCCATTCGTGACAGGCTTCGTGGAACATATGGAGCATCAAAAGATCCTCACGCTATGTCTAGTAGGTTTGTGAGGGCTATGAAGTCATTCAATGTTATCACCCTTATGGGTGGGGCAACAGTTTCATCAATACCTGATGTTGTTCGTGTTGTAATGGTTGAAGGATTTCAGAACGCATACGGTAAAGGATTTAAGAGGGCTTTTAGAGATCAGGCAAAGATACTGAGAACCTTAAAGGATCGTGAGCTTAATCAGTCTGGCGTTGCTGCTGATGCAGTTCTTGGACTTAGATCTCAGGCAATGTCTGATGTAGGCGACATATTTGGCAACAGAACAGCGGCAGAAAGGTTTCTCAATCAAAGCGCTTCTGTAATGTTTTTTATTAATGGCCTTAATATGTGGAATCAGTTTCTCAAAGAGTTTGCTGGTGGAGTCACCACTCTTCGCATGACAGAAGCCATTATGAATCCTTGGGGTAAGTTATCGAGAGCTGACAAAGAAAAACTATTAAAGAATGGAATAGATCAGCAAATGCACATGAGAATGCAGATGCTGATTAAGAAGCACGGAGAGCAAGTTGATGGTGAGTGGCTGCCAAATACTGAGCTTTGGGGGGCTGCTGGACAGACTGAAAGGCTTACTTTTAGAACAGCCTTAAACCAGAACGTAGATAGAATTATCATTACTCCTGGTGCTGGTGATCGTGCATTGTGGACATCAACTGAGTTTGGCTCACTGATGACACAGTTTAAGTCTTTTGGTCAGTCGGCAAACATGAGGCTTTTGACTTCTGGGCTACAGGAAAGAGATGGTGCCTTTTGGCAAGGTGCATTCTTGCTTGTCGGGGCTGGGGCTATAGTAAATGAAATAAAGAGAATGCAGTATGGAATCGACAAAGATGAGACTTTTGGAGAAAAGCTAGTTAATGCTGTAGATAGATCAGGTTTGCTTGGTTCGTTTATGGACGTAAACAATGTTGTTGAGAAGCTTAGTAATTATGGCTATGGGCTTCGTCCCGCTTTGCTAGAGGATCAAAAGAGGTACATGCCGCCTCAAGCCAAAATAGGATCTATTTTTGGCCCTGCATCAAGTCAGATTATGAATCTTGGTGGCGTTACAAAAGATCTTATGAATGGCAACTTTAACCAAGACACAAAGGATAGCTTGAGGTTTTTGCAACCAATGGGCAATCATCCGGTTATTGACCCTTTGTTGGACAAAATCTATGGACAAGCAAAGTGAATTAACATGACCAAGACAGGAAGGTATAAGTAATTATGGCTACTATATCAATTGCTGATAGTGATGCTCGAGTACAGTACACCCAAGCGGTGACTGCAAACTCGACTACGTTGACTATCGACTTTCCCTTCTTCAGTCTTGATGACATCAATGTAATTGTTACGAGCGCTGCTGGAACAGACACCACCCTTACAAGAGGAACTGGAACCGGCACGTTTGCCGTTAGTGGCACTGCGGTAGATGACGGTTTTTCCGGCGGCAATATTACGCTAGGTGATACTTACAGTGATGCTGCTACCAAGTTTACAATCTTTCGAGATATCCCTGTAACAAGAACAACTGACTTCCCCACATCAGGTCCATTTAATATCTCTGCTCTTAATACAGAGTTGGATAAGCTGTTTGCCATTGAGCAGGAGCTTGAGACTAAAATTGGCCGTACCATGAAGCTGGCAGACTCTGATACTGCTGCTACACTGTCTCTTCCAAACCTCGATACACGAAAAGGCACAACGCTTGCCTTTAATACGACCACAGGTTTGCCAGAGGCTGGCCCTAAGATTGGTGATGTTTCTACCATTGCGGCCATTACTGCTGATATTGCGGCACTTGCTGACATCGAGGACGGCACCACTGCAACAGATGCTATCTCTGGCCTTGCTGCTATCAAAGCCAATGTAACTACAGTTGCAGGAATAAGCAGCAATGTAACAACTGTAGCTGGTCAAACGACCAACATGCAGAATATTACTGATAATCTGAGTGCTGTTCAAAACGCTGCGACAAACGCCACAACAGCCACAACAAAGGCCAGTGAGGCTGCGACAAGCGCCACAAATGCGGCATCATCAGCCACTTCGGCTGCATCATCAGCCACAACAGCGACGACAAAAGCCTCAGAAGCATCGACATCAGCTACAAATTCGGCAAGTTCTGCGTCTACTGCCTCTGGTCATAAAGACACTGCGACCACAAAAGCATCAGAAGCGGCATCGTCGGCTACAGCAGCGGCAGCAAGTGCCTCTACAGCTTCAACTCAGGCATCTAATGCGTCCACAAGCGCATCGACAGCCTCGACCCAAGCGACAAATAGTGCGACCTCTGCAACTGCTAGTGCGACCAGCGCAACCGCCTCTGCAACAAGCGCCACTGCTTCTGCATCGTCTGCAACGGCTGCGGCTGCATCACAGACTGCTGCTGCTTCTAGTGCGGCTGCTGCGGCATCTAGTTTTGATAGTTTTGATGACAGGTATCTTGGACCTAAATCATCCAATCCATCTCAGGACAATGACGGAAATGCCCTAGTTTCTGGTGCATTATATTTTAATAGCACCGCCAACGAAATGCGGGTGTATGACGGGGCCAACTGGATTGCGGCTACATCTGCTGGCAATGTCAGTCTGATCCTTTACGAATACACAGCCACATCAAACCAGACCACGTTCTCTGGCTCAGATGATAACAGCGCCACGCTGTCCTACACCGTAGACAATCTGCAAGTCGTGATGAATGGCGTCATACTTGACCCATCAGACTACACAGCCACCAACGGCACATCTGTTGTGCTGGCTTCTGGCGCAGCTACCAATGACCTTGTGAACATCTATGCGTTCAAGTCATTTACCACGGCTGACATGGTGAGCAAGACCAACGGCGGCACATTTGCTGGGCCTATCACTGTTAGTGGCGCGTTTACATCACCCGGCATCGACGACAATGCTGATGCAACCGCCATCACGATTGATAGCAGTGAAAATGTGCTGGTGGGCAAGTCCGTTACAACACTAAATACAACAGGACTTAATATTAATGGCCCAGACGGTAGGCTTGAGGCAACAGCAAGCGGGAATGTTTCGGGGATTTTCAACCGCACTTCATCGGACGGCGATGTTATTGATATTCGCCACAGCGGCACTGTTGTGGGGAGTATTGGAACGGCAAGCGGCGACTTAACAATTCACGGTGATGTGGGCATTAGGTTTTCTGGTGATGATGTTAGGCCATTGGATAGTAGTGGCGCACAGGCTGATAACTCCGTTGACTTGGGCCATCATGATGTGCGTTGGCAAGACCTGTATCTTGGCGGCAGTGTATATGCAGACATTGTTAGACATCACGATGATACAGATACTTTTATGCAATGGCCCGGCGGCAACACTCTTGCGTTTAATACCGGCGGCTCAGAACGCCTTCGCCTAGACAGCAGCGGCCACGTTCAAATTCAATGCAATAACAGCACGGGTGACTTGCTTTGGAAGGAAGGCACTACTGATGTTTGGGCAATTAAAACGAATGGCGCAAATAGTCATTTAGCTTTTTAT